GAAAAATTATTTAAACCTTTTGCTATAGCTAATAATGCTATAAACAAAAAGAAACAAGAAGTAAAAAACAATTATAGAAACTTAATAAAAAAATTACCTGCTGTAAGAAAAAGCCTAAAAGACAATGTTGAAGGTACTAGTTTTTCTAAAGAGCAAGCTATAAGAGTAAAGCTTTGGACTGATGCTGGGTTTGAAATACCTGGATTAGCTCCTACTACTCAAGAAAAATTAGTAAAAGCTGTTAATAACGATCCTGAAATGCTTCAGTTTGCTCAAGAGTTAAGTGCGTTATCACAACAACAAAATGGTTATATAAAACCTACAGAATACTGGACTGTTGAAAATATTGCTTTTGATTTAAGCGAAATAACAGGTGTTGTTGGTAGAGCAGAGTTTTTACAAGAGTGGAAAAACAACGTTAGTATTATATTTTCTGAAGAAAACAAAAACAAATTAAGAGCTGCTTATGGTAACGAGCATGTTGAAGCTTTAGAAGATATGCTTTACCGTATGGAATATGGTAGAAACAGAAGTAGACCTGGTAGAATAGAAAACGCTTGGAACAACTGGGTAAACAACTCTGTTGGTGCTATTATGTTCTTTAACATGAGATCTGCGTTTTTACAAACAATATCTGCTATTAACTATGTTGACATGGGTGACAATAATATTATTGAAGCCGGTAAAAGAGTTGCTAATGTACCACAGTTTGCAAAAGACTTTGCGATGATATTTAACTCTGACATGTTAAAACAAAGAAGGTCTGGTAATGAAAGAACTATTAATGAAGCGGAGTTAACAGCACGTTTAGAGGGATCAACAAACAAAGTTAAAGCAACGATAGCATTTTTATTAGAAAAAGGATTTTTACCTACGCAAATAGCTGATAGCTTTGCTATATCATCTGGTGGTGCAACTTATTATAGAAGTAAAGTTATTGCCTATGAAAAACAAGGTATGTCAACTCAAGAAGCAGAAGCTCAAGCGTTTTTAGATTTTCAAGAAAAAACAGAGATGGGACAACAGTCATCAAGACCAGACCTTATCTCACAACAACAAGCGGGTGGTTTAGGACGTCTCTTACTAGCTTTTAAGAATACTCCGATGCAATATACTAGAATTATGATAAAGTCCGCTGCTGATCTTAAAAACGGTAGAGGATCAGTAAAAGAAAATATAGGTAAAATAGTTTATTACGGTGCCCTGCAAAATGTTTTGTTTACTGGATTACAAACTGCTTTATGGGCTGCTATTGGTGATGAAGACGAGTGGAATACAAAAACTGAAAGACTTGCTAACGGTATGCTTGACAGTATGCTAAATGGTATGGGTATAACAGGCGCTGTTACTGTTACTATTAAAAACGGTGTAATGAGATACATGCGGGAAAAAGAAAGGGGTTTTCAAGCTGATCACACTAGAACAATAATAGAGTTTGCTAACTTATCACCAACTATAGGTTCTAAGTTAAGAAAAATGTACTCTGCTATACAGACAGAACAGTTTAACGAAGACGTTATAGAAGAAATGGGCTTTACACCTGAAAACCCAGGTTTTAACGCTATGGCTAATTTAATATCGGCTACAACAAATATACCTGCTGATAGAGCTGTTCAAAAATTACAAAACCTAATGTTAGCGGCTGATAGTGAAACAGAGTTTTGGGATAGCTTTGCTTTAACTTTAGGTTGGAACCCTTGGGATTTAAACTTAGAAACAGAAGGTAGAAAAGTAAGAGAAGAAATAAAAGACAAAAAGAAAATAGAAAAACAACAACAAAAACTTAGAGATAAATATCCTGGTAAATCAGACGAGGAAATTGTTGTGTTAGAAAAAGGTAAGGAAACTCGTAACCTAAACAAGTCTCAACAAAACATGATTCTTAAATCGTTAGAGTTAGATCCTACAAAATACAAAACAGAAACAGATAGAGTAAACGCTATTATAGAACAATATAATAAAGACCCTGAAAAAATAAACAAAGCTATTGAAGACGCCAAAAACTATGTTCCAAGCAAAGAAGAGCAAAGATCTAAGGATTTAATGAAAACAACTAAAAAAGATCAAGTAAATATGCTTATGGATTTAGGTTTATCTGCGGAAGAAATAAAAGGTCTTAAGTACGAGTCTGATAGAGTAAAAAAGATAATAGAGTTAGAAAATAATAAAAAAAGTAAAAAACAATAAAAACAAGTGATTTTACATAAAAGGATCTATTTATAAATGAAAAGAATATTAATAATATTATTAACGGTAATCTTAACGGCTTGCGCAACTCCTAAAAAATGTTGCTCTCAAGATATAGACTTACAAAAAATAATTAAAAAAGAATTAAAGTTTTCTACATTTTACGCGGCTGTAAATGGTGGTACGTCATTGTCTGATGTTAAAGTATTTTCTGTAGACAATGGTTTATCAACACAAACTATAGCAACACCTTACGATTATAATTTTACAATTGGACTTCGTAAGATAGCTAGGTTTGGTTATGAAAATAAAGCACAAACGTTTTATGATGGTACAGAGTCTAACTATACAGATGCTGCTACCGTAGGTAAAGTACAGGGCTTTGAATATTTATTTGAGGTAGATTATAAAAGACAAGAGGGTGTTAACTATGTAGATCAACACCACTTTATACGTTATAGTTCTGACGATGATTGTGAAGGTCCTTATTGTATAGATCACTTTGCTTTTAAAATAGAGTATTTAGAAGATGGTTTTGCTGATGTAAAATATTTTGAAGCATCAGAAAGATATAGATATAAAAAATCAAAAGACTTAGCTTTTAGTATAGGTATGGCACATAGATTAGCAGAGCCATACGGTTACAACCCTCTTGACGAGTGGATGTTAAGTAATGGTAATTTACACTATACTTATTTAGCTTTACAAGAAGGTTACAACGTAGATGTTTTTAATAGTACTTATTATGATCCAAGTGGAAATGTTGTTGCTACAAGTGCTGAGGTTTGGGAGGCTGTAGTAATACCACAAGTATTGTCTGAATATACAGAGAAAAAAAGAAACGAACTAAAAAATATTATTCAACACTCTATAGTTGTTGGGTTTGATTATTATAAATACACTAAAACAAACTGGTTGCATGTGTGGGGTAATTTAATGCCTTGGCATTATAATGATGGTAATAAATTTAGTTACCACAACTTTATAGAAGATGACCAGTGGTACGATTACTCAGGTGGTATTATATTTGGCGTAAAACAAAATAGAAATTTTGGTTATTTTTTAGAAGCTAAATATAATAAATACTGGAACAGAGAGTGGTACGATTTTAAATTAGGATTAAATTATACAATATTTTAATATGGCAAAAGAATTAAATGAAGACACAGCATTTAAGCTAAGTATAAAAACAATTATAGGCCTTGGTTTTGCGGTAGCAACTTTAGCTGGTATGTGGTTTACACTACAGGCAGAAATTGCTGAGGCAAAAGAATTACCAGCGCCACCTGATCCAGAGGTAACACGCATGGAGTTTGATATGAAAGATCAAATGATAAGACAAACTATTATGGATACACAGGAAGATGTGCAAGAAATAAAAGCTACTCTTGAAAAAATTGAAGACAAACTATACGATAGATAAATGGAAAACGAAACCGTTTCTTGGCCTCAATATGTTATATACTCGCTAATAATTGTTTTTATATTGTTAGCTAATATAGCTTTTGGTCAAATAGAAATAAAAGTATTTAACGCAAACTGGAACAAGCAAAACGATGTTCCGTGGATAAATAAGTTAACAGACGTAAAAACAATTAGTTATACCGACGTTGCTAAAAACGCTAAAGCACAAAAGAAATATAAAATAGCATCTGTACCTACAATAATAATATTTAAAGATGGTGAAGAGGTTGTTAGGTTTCAAGCTGATTTGTCATTTAAAATAGTAGCAACAAGAGAAGAAGTGCAAGAAGAAATAGATAATCAATTAATGAGCGATTTTTAATATGGGTTTTAAAATGAAAAAGCCGTCTATAATAGAAGGAACGGCTAAACACAAAGAAGAAGTAAAAGATAAAAAGCAAAGGCGATTAGAAGGTAGGCTTGAAAAAATAAGCAAGAAAGCTAACAAAAGCCAACGCAAAGACTTTGAAAAAAGCGGTGGTGAAAGCTATGTAAAACACATGGCTAAAGGCAATCACTCTAAAAAAACAAAAAGATTACACAAAAGATTTGATAGAGTAGAAGAAAAGCTAGATAACTACATCGACAAAAGAGACAGCGCGCCTACAAAGAAAACAGGTACAAAACAAAAGCTTAAAAAAGTTTCATCACAACTTAAAAAATCAGTTAAGGCACACGCTAAACAAGCAGATATAATTGACAATGCTTTAGACTCTCCGATGAAAGGTAAGAAAGACGCTTGTTATCATAAGGTAAAATCAAGAGTTAAAGTGTGGCCTAGCGCTTATGCTTCTGGTCAGTTAGTACAATGTAGAAAAGCAGGTGCTGGTAATTGGGGAACTAAAAGTAAAAAATAATGTACGATATAAAAGCTAAGTTTAGAAAAAATAGTCCTCTTCCTTGTTGGAAAGGTTACGAGCGAGTACCAGGTACTGCGCAAGGCGCAAAAGGTAGTTGCCGTAAATCATCGCCTAACAAATCTACAAAAGGCGGTGGTACTAAAAAAGTTTGTTTACCTAAAAACAAAATTTCTAGCATGAGCGAGGGTCAAAGAAAATCTTTAGCATCTTCTAAAAGCAAAGCGGGTTCTAAAGGTAAGTATAGAAGACCATCTAGTACTAATGTAAAAGGAGCTCGTAAACCAGGAGCTACGCTAAAAGATTGGTTTGAAAAAGAAGATTGGAGACAAGTTGGTGATCCGTCTAAAAAATGTGGTGAAAAATAAATAAGCTATGCCAGGATCAAAGAGACAAAATAAAATGTTTGAAAGAACAACGGGTTATGTACAAAAGAATAATCCTTTTTCAGTAACTAGTTGTGGTAGACGTAGAAATGATGGTTCGCCTCTTTTTGCAAAGGCAGAGCCACGTAGAACTATAGGGCCAGGTAAAAACTTTAACAAGGTTGCTAAAGACAAAAGCGCTACAGGTGGAGCCGCTGGAGGTGGTATGACTCAAAAAGGTGTTAACGAGTACAAGCGTAAAAATCCTGGTAGTAAATTAAAAACAGCGGTTACAACTAAACCATCAAAGCTAAAGCCAGGTAGTAAAGCTGCTAAACGTAGAAAATCATTTTGTGCTAGATCAAGAGGTTGGACCGGTGAAAGAGGTAAAGCTGCTAGACGTAGATGGAATTGTTAATAAAAATTAAATAATGAAAAGAATACTAATATTATTATTATTACCTGTAATATGTTTTTCACAACAACCAATCGAAGTTGTTATACAATTAAAAACTGATAGCTATCCTTCTGAAAACAGATGGGTGTTATATGCAGATAGCTTTCAAGGGCCAATAATTTCAGAGGTTCAATATGGTCATTACACTACGCCAAACGTAATGAATTATGATACTATATACATAGGTGATACTATAACGAATATATCTTTTGTTATATATGATAGTTATGGCGATGGCATAATTAATGGTGAATACTATGTGACTATATGTGGGGACACTGTGGTTGATTATCCTGTTAGCACGTTTACAACAGGTTTAATACACAACAGAACAGTACCTCAATGTATGCCTAATCCGCCACCACCACCACCACCAGGTCAATGTGTACCTGCTTTGGTAAACATAAACTTAGATCAATACCAAGAAGAAACTACTTGGGATATTAAAGATACATTAGGAAACGTAATATATTCTGGAGGACCATACTCAAATGCTCCAGACTATCAACCTCAGTTTATACCGGTTTGTTTACCGGTAATACCGTTAACGTTTACTATATACGATTCTTATGGAGATGGACTAGCTGGTAGCTTGTGGGGAGGACAAGACGGATCATACTATTTATTTCAATGTGGCGATACCTTAGTTTACGGAGCGGAAGCTAACTTTGGGACAGACTCCACGCACATGTTTGTTTCTGATACTTGTGTACCTCCACCACCAGTACCGGGCTGTATGGACGAAGATTATACGGAATATAACCCTTTGGCTACTGTAAGTGATTCGTCGTGTGTTACACTAAAAGTTTGGGGCTGTACAGACTCAACTATGTTTAACTACGACTCTACCGCCAACACAATGGACTACGTAGACAGTTGCGATTACACTCTTATACTACATGATCTTGTAGGTAATGGCTGGGTTGGTAGTAGATTAGAAATATATCAGGAAGATAAAGATACTAGTGTGTTTTTTATGACACAACCTAGTTTAAATCAACAGTTTTCTATAAACTTATATGCTCCTGAAGAAGTACAAGCTAAGTTTTTTGTTTCTCAACAAGCTCAGCATACTGCACTAGAGTGCGGCTTTACATTAGTAAATCCTTATGGTGATACAGTTATAAGTGTTGTGCCACCATTTATAGTTCCTTTTCAAACTTACACGGGTACAACTTACTGTGGTAATATTTGTATAGAAAAAGTTATTGGTTGTATGGATAGCTTAGCATTTAATTATGTTGATAGCGCTAATATTGATGATGATTGTTACTATAATCCAGGCTGTATATCACCTGCTTATTTAGAGTATCACGTTGATACTTCTAACGGTTATGTTACAGATATAAATATACAAGACAGCTGTCAAACTTTAGCGGTGTTTGGTTGTACAGATCCTATTGCTTTTAACTATGACTCTACCGCAAACGTAGACAACGGTGGTTGTATTTCTGTTATACTTGGTTGTACTCAACCTTTAGCATTTAACTACAACCCTAACGCAAATGTTGATGATGGTAGTTGTGTGCCTTATATATATGGTTGTATAGACCCAACAATGTTTAATTATGATCCAAACGCTAACACAGATAATGGTAGTTGTATTCCATACGTTTATGGGTGTACTGACTCTACTGCTTTTAATTACGATCCAAATGCTAATGCAGATAACGGTTCGTGTATACAGTTTATTAACGGATGTATGGACCCTGATGCTTGGAACTACGATGCCTCGGCGAACGTTAATGACGTCAGCTCTTGTCTTTACGCTGCTAACTGTATTACTGGTCCTGGTGTACCTTATTGGTTAAACGATGAGTGTTATGCTTGGGTTATAAGTGTAGATGATTATTGCTGTGAGAATGAGTGGGATAATATATGTCAAGCGACGTATGATTATTGTTTAGGAACATGGGTTGGTCCTTTGCCTAAACGTATATTAAAGCTGAAAGCTGTAACAGATATACTAGGTAGACCATCTAAAATAACAAAAAACAAATTACTGTTCTTTATTTATGAAGACGGTACAATAGAGAAAAAACTAATAAAATAATAAATTATGGCATTAATACCAACATTAACAATAAAAGACGCGACTACGTTTAGCGATGAGTTAAACTTTTCGGTATCAGATAGTTTGTCAGTAACCGCACCAGCTCAAGGTTTGTCACTAGTAAACGTAGCTAGTAGTGCTACAGAAGTAATATATGCCGACTCTGGTTCTGCTGGAACAGCTTTTGTATATATTAGAAATGCTAATACAGCAAACAGTTATTCTGTAGATATACAAACAGATAATGGTAATACTGTTTACGGAACTTTAGATAATGGTGAATTTGCTTTTATACCTATTGACACAAATGAAGGTGTACAAGTAACAGCGTCTGGTGGTACTGTAGCGATTGAATACGCTTACTGGACTAAAGCATAAAATAAATAACAACAATAAAAACAATTAATATGGCAACAACAACGGCAACGGTAAGTATTTCCAGTAGCGATTTAATGTCTGGAAATCCTTTATCTATTAACGCTACCTCAACGTTAATGAAAACTGGTTTAACGACTGGTATGGAATTAATGGACATGGGTAGAGGTTCTTTAACTACAGCTGGAAATGGTACGTCTGAACACGTGGCTCTAAGAGACGCTTCTGCGGTGAGTGCGGATCACGATACAGCAAACTGGCTTTACTTGTGTAACAAAGCTACAGATGATACTTTTTATATAGAAGTAGTTTTACATGATACTGTAATAGGTAGACTATACGCAGGCGACTGGATGTTTACTCCTTGGAGTATGAGTGATGCTGCTGCAGAATGGTCCATAGAAGCTGAAGGCGGTACTTGTCCTTACGAGTATGCATTTTTTAAATCAGCTGAAAGCTTAGTAGCTAGTGACCAAGCAAGTCTTAATCCTTAATAAATAAAAAATAATAATATGGCAACAATAAACGCAACAATTAGTGTTAGCAGTAACATAATGAGTTATCCTGTTAGTATAAACAATACGATGACTATGCATAAAGCTGGTAGCTGTCATGGTTTAGAAGAAACTAGTGGTTTAAACGTTACTAAAGTAACCTCAACTACAGCTTTTAAACTTTTTGACAACGCAGAAGCTACAGCAGGTAAAGCATCTAAAGTTTATATTAGAAACACAGGTGCTAGTAAAGTTGATTACTTTTACATAGGCTTTGGTGAAGATCTAGCGGCAGATACGGTTGAAACTATAGGTAAACTTTATGGTGGTGACTGGATGCTTATTCCTTGGGATGCTGTAGCAGCTTCATCACACGATATATATGCTAAAGCTAGCACTTCTGAAGAAATGACTCTTGAATACATAGCATTTATAGAGTAGATCATGAAATGGCTAGGTCAATACATACAAGACCTCACAGCTAGGTTTCGTCACGAAGTTTACTTAGAAAATATTTCATCTGGCACTATAGTTAGTGGTGGTAATCTGGGACTAGACTCTAACAATAAAATTGTTAAAGCAACTGTAGGTGGAGGTACAGTAGACTTGACTAGTGGTGTTACTGGTACTTTGCCCGTAGCAAACGGTGGTACAGGTTTTTCTACAGTTCCTAATAAATCAGTTGTTATTTCTCAAGATTCAGGAACCGACACTCTACAAGGTGTGCAAATGGACGGATCAGGAGAAATATTAATAGGTGGAGCATCAGGACCCGCAGTATCAACTCTTACTCAAGGGTCTAATATTACAATTACTAATGCAGATGGTGGTATAACAATAGCTAACGCCATTACCAATAACAATCAACTTACCAATGGTGCTGGCTATACTACTAACACGGGTACTGTTGACACTTCAGGTAGTCCTGTTGATGATGATTTTGCAAAGTTTACTGATGCTAACACTATTGAAGGTAGAAGTATTGCAGAGACTAAAACTGATTTATCACTTAATAATGTAGAAAACAAATCATCTGCTACAATTAGAAGTGAAATTGTATCTAGTGACATACCTAATAACGCTGCAGATACTACTGGTAACGCTGCTACAGCTACTGCTTTAGAAACAGCAAGAGAGATCTCAGGGGTTGCTTTTGATGGTACAGGTGATATAACTTTAAATAACAGCAATATAACAAATGGTGCTGGTTATACAACAAATACAGGTGATATAGGCGGTGTAAAATTTATTACAGACAGTGGAGATAATAATTGTGTTGTTACTAGTGGAAATGCAACCTTTAGTTTAACTGGTGGACAGGGTATAGATGTTGTTAATGATGTTTTAGAAATAACCATTGCCGGTCAGAACGCATCAACAGGTGACAAAGGTGTTGCTAGTTTTGATAGTAATCATTTCACGGTAGATGCTGGAGCTGTAAGTTTAAAAACCTCGTCTCTACCAATTGCTAACTATTCTTTAGTAAGCTCTTCTGGCACTGTAACAACTAGCGTTACAGATGGAGAAGAATATGCAGTAGTAATACCTTATGATACAGAACAGTTGGTATCTTCTACTAACACTGTGGTATTAACAGGGTCAAGTGGTATAGGTGGTGTTTCTGGCAGTGCTTATGCTTGGTATTCAACTACTCAAGGTGATTGGGAATATCAATGGAATGTTTTAAGTAATACAAATGTAACTAACAATAGAATACTGAGTGGTGTTAAATTGCAAAGAGGTACTCACAACGGTAGTACCATGACTTGGTCTGATTATAATCCCTCAGTTTCTTTTATATATGACAGAGGTACAGGTAGTGTACGAAAAGGTTCTACTACAAACCAAACGCTAGTTACACAAGGTGCTACTCAATACTATTGGAGATTAGTGGTTTGGAAAGAAGAAAGTAGTGTTGCTAGCACGACATCTATAACAGTAGTAACGGGAGTTAGTTTAATAGTAAAACAAATATCTTAATATGTCTTCATTTTACGTACAAACATTATCAAACAACAGTGAAACAGCTATAACAAATGTAGATGTAAATTTTAGATCTTTAACTTTTACTAATACTCATACGGCTAGTGTTACAATGTCTTTATATGTAAAAGACAGTTCTGGTACTAGTTTTTATTTTTTAAAAGATGTCGTTTTACCTAATGGAGTTACATTAAAACTAGAGAACGATGAGTTTACTTATGACAAAGTTAATTACACACTGTACGCTATATCAAATCATGCGTCAGGTAAAATAGATATAACAAAAAGATTTTAGATGGAAAGAATAAGCAAGCACGTAAGTTGGAAAGAAGGAACTTACAGTAGAACAGGTGAAAGACTAGATTTAGATAATACACCTAATGAAGATCAATTAAAATGTATGAAAGCTATAGCTGAAAATATATTTGAGCCATTGCGTAAGTGGGTTGGTGGACCTGTAAAAATAAATAGTTTTTTTAGAGGTGAGCCGGTTAACACTGCTATAGGTGGTTCGACTAGATCACAACACATGAAGGGTCAAGCCATAGATATTGACGATACATTTAAGTATAAAACAAACGCTGAAATGTTTCATTACATAAAAGATAATTTAGACTTTGATCAGCTAATATGGGAGTTTGGTACAGATAATAATCCTAATTGGATACATGTTAGTTACGTAACTCATAGACCTAATAGAAAAAAATTAACAAAAGCTGTAAAGGTAAACAGAAGAACTAAATATATTAATTATGTTTAAAGATTTTAAACTAGATAAATATTTAAACAAAAAACCTCCTAGCGATAATTCTGTTACTACTAGAAACGAGATAAACAAAATAAATAAAATACCTATAAGAGAAAATTTTGTAAAGGAAAAAGATGATGGAGCAAAAAACTTTGAAAAAATAGTAGGTAAAGATCCTGTAATAAAACAAATTATAGATGAATCTGGCCCTATAATAGATAAGTTAAAAAAACACTACAACAGGCCAAGACCTAAAGTGTTAGCTAAAAAAATGGGTATTGATATGAAAGATATAGAGCTGAAGTCAATGAAATCACCAGCGTATCCGTCTGGTCACTCTGTTCAAGGTTATTTACTTGCTCATACTTTAAGTGATAAATATCCTCTTAAAAGAGATGAGCTTATGAAAATGGCTAGAGATATATCTTATAGTAGACAGGTTGCTCATGCTCATTATCCTAGTGATTCTTTATTTGGCGAACAAATAGGAAAAGACATGGCAAAGCATATAAAAAAAGGGAGCTAAAAAGCTCCCTTTATTATTTAAAACTTATAAGATATTCCAAGTCGAAACTCACCGTCTCTTTCGCCGTCATCATTTTCTTTTAACGACAAGATGTAGCTAGGATCAATATAAAATTTATTCCAAACGTTATAAGAGTATCCAACTCCAATATCTAACACATCGCTTATCTCTGCTTCAGAATCTTTTTCATAGTTGTATATACAAGTAGCCCAAAGTCCGTAATGTATATCGTATCTACCTAAAATTTCATATTTGTCTTCACCGTCCATAGTAGCAGCAACCATAAGCTTTTCACTTACCTGGTAACCAATACCTATCATATCTGTTGCTGTCCAGTTTGAATCAGAGTTTTCACTGAAAGTTGTCATCGCAACAAATTGAGCAGACGCAAACATTGTTGAAGCTGCAAATAATAATGTTAAAAATAATTTGTTCATAATAATTGTTTTAGTTATAAGCTTGTTATTTCACAAGATCCACCGGCACAAGCTAATTCACCTGATAGATCAGTTTCATCGTTTTGTTCACTTACGTTTTCTAGATTTACATCTTGTAAATGTTTAACTAGTTTTTCAAACTCTTTTTTATTTATATCTTCAAAAGGAGCTTGAGTATATGTACCACCATCGTATGGTAATACTGAAAGACCGTTGTAACAGTCTCTGTTTTCCCACATCCACTCACCTGCTTTTTTCCAGTCGTCTTGTTTTAAACTAATTGTTGCAGACACGTTGTGTGTATTGCTACCGTTTCTATGTCCTGTTTTTACCCATTGTGTAGCAACTTTTTTAACTCGTTCTAATAAGTCAAAAGCAGACTCAGTTCTTAATATAGAACCTTTTGGAGCTGACTGTGGTATCTCAATAACAGCAGTGTCATGAGGTCTAAAATATTCATCTTGTACAAGTTCAGGGTGGTTTTTAACTAGATAATTGTATATTGCCTCGTTTTTACCTACTCTTAATCTTCTTATATAGTAATCGTTGTGCCAAGCATGTATACCTGAAGATGTACCCAGCACTAATGACGTAGTTCCCGCTGGTTTTACACACGTTGTACGTGCTGCTTTGTTTATACCTATCAACTTTGAAACCCGGGTGTTTTCTCGTTTTACGATACTTGCAGCGGCCTTCATATCCAGCTGGAGCACAGCGGCACTCCCGATTCCTGTCATGGACACACCTATAAGCGCGTCTTTCTCTGTTGTTTCTTGCCATATTTCTCTTAAATAATGAAACTCTGTATATCCAGCTTGTAGTGTACCTATAAAACTAGCAGCTTTTACTCTTGCGTTAAAATCATCTTGATCAACAACATCTGATACATTTACTTCACACAAGTTACAAAACTGAAAAGGTCTTAATGCTATTTCACAGCAAGGATTTGTACCCCAGTCTTTATCATGATTAAAGTATATACCAGGCTCACCAGACCCTGACAACTCTATACGTTTCCATAAGTCCATAAAAAACTCTTTAGTTATTTTATGTCTTATTAATACAGCAGAGTTATTAGCTCTACCACGTTGTGGATCTTTTTCCCACCATTGTCCTGATTTACAAGATATCATTTCTTCATCATAAGCTGAAAATAAGGATATGAGAGCAGCACGACGGATGCCTCCGGCCAAAACGGCATCAGCAATATGGCAAATAATATCATGAACCTCAAGAGTTGATAATTGTGTTCCGTCTTCTTTTCCATCTAATATACCTTTAATTTTTACTAAACACTCTTTTAATGGTTGTGGGCCTGGAGCTTTTCCACCAGAGGTTACGAGCCTAGCTCCCTTTGGTCTAATATCAGAATAATCAAACTTTATCTTAGATGATCTCTTAGAGCCTAAATAAGACTTGATTAAAACCTTTACAGCATCAGACCAACCCTCAATACTATCACCAATAACAAATCTTCTTGTTCTACCTTTAAAAGGTTTTGTTATATGAGGTAACTGATTTACATGATGCTTTTGAACGCTATAACCAACACCGCAACCAGATAACAAAAGGAACATACACTCACTAAAACTATCAGTGTGGTCGATAGGAAGGTAGCTACAGTTGTACAAACGGTTCGGACTAATTTCAATTGGCTTACCGCTGAACTGAAGCGAGCGCATACTTGGTAAAACTTTTTTCTTATATACATATCTATAAACTTCTTCTATTTGGTTATACAATTCAGGATATCTTTTTTGATGCATTTCTTTATTACGAGTAACTAACTCTTCCCAAGTTTCTCTCCTATTTAAATCAGGTATAAACTTAGCATATTTCATATGAACAGTTATATCTGATAATATTTTATTATTTATATTCATATTTATTTATTATAAATAGTTAAACAAACATCTACAAACGGAACGTATAAAACGTGGTTTGTTAATTTTTTTTCTTGATAAGACCTAAAACCTGTTAATATACCAGGATATGTTCCAAAACTTAAACTCCATTTATTTTTCATTTTTTCTTTTTTTAATTATTAACTCAATTACTTTGTCACATTCCTTTTGGTTCTGAGGTTTATATAAAGTTACATGCGCCATCATATGATTTACATATTTTTTAAACATTTTCCATCTCAATGGGAAGCTTTCGTTAGCTCTACCTTTACACTCAATAACATAATCATAACCAATAAAGTCTGGCGTGTATTTAATTGGTAATATTTTTTTATTACCTCTATCAACCATATCACCTTTACCATTACTTTGTCTTTCGTACGAACTGTTATTTAAGATAAATCCTTCTTGTAGAGTAAACGTACAACCTTCGTAGTCGGTATGTATTTTAGCTTTCTTTAATGCTTGGTACATGTAGCGTTCTAAACCAGAAGCAAAAGTGATCCCGTCAAATGTTACTTTTTTTGCTCTGACGGGACCTTTTTTTCTACGCTTTTTCATTTAAGAAAGGGTTTTTTAGAGCTTTTAACTCTTCGAGTTCTTCTCTAGCTGTTTGTATATACAGTATTGCATCCATAAGCTCTTCTTGTATATCATTTAAATAATCAGCCAAACCTTTAACGTTTGATGTTCTTTCATCGTGTAATGTTTGACCATACTTTTCGTAGCCGACGTCTGATCTATCAACAAACTTATCAACTACATTTTTAACGACCTCATCACGAAAGCCATAAGACTTTCTAGCTACGATACCGTTTTTGCTATCCATAATTTCTCTATCTGACATATTAATCTTTTTTAAATGTTCCGTTACTCATTTTGCCTGTTCTGTATTTTATAACATCATAAGCCATATCAATACAGTTTTCTATAGTTGTACCTTGTAACTCAGCTAAGTTTGTTAGTACAACAACTGCGTCACCAATACCGTCTTCAATGTCACTGTGATTGTCTTTCAATATAGCTCTACATATTTCACCAACCTCTTCGACTAGCTTTAGTGCTTGTGTTTTAGTATCACCTTTATCATATAAACCTCTTTCGTTAGCCCACAGTCTAATTTTATCAAACCTACACATTGTTTCACACTTTTTATTATGATCCATCATAATGCCACCAGTTCTAGTTTCGTGAGCATCGTTATTATCAAACCATCTAGCAAAAGCCTTATTGTATATATAACATCTTGTATTTGTATATTGAGAGTGTTTTACGTTTTCCATTATCCAGTTGATAGATTTTTTTGTTATTATACACTCGCCAAATATTGTTTCCCATTTCATACCTATATTGTCTATAAGATGACCTTTTAGTTTATTGACAGGACAGGGAAAAGTCGTGGTCATTTCTGTTACATTAATATTCATATTCAAATTTTTATTTTTATTAAATTTAAGTTCACTATATAATACATCGTCTACTCTATACTTGTAGAATTTTTGCATTATTCTTTCACCTTCAGATATAAAATCTATATCATCAGATTCTTCGATTATTTCGTACTCACCAGGATAATAACCTTGTTGTTTGTGTACGCGTTCTTCTAAGTTAGTTGTTACACCAACTTTAACGCCTGGTATGTGGTATAAATAGTATGTCATATTTTATCGTTATATAAATGCATATTATGTGCGAAATGATAATATACACCTGGTTCAATATCTAGTTTAAAAGCAATTAAAGCTTGTAACTTTGAAAAACAATATTGATCGTTACAAAAGCCATACCACAAATCATTGCTACGCATAGTTACACACATGTCTAATCTACCATGTACAATTGTAAACTGTACGGCATAAGTACAAGGCGTATCATTTGTATATTCTTTATACTCTTTACAATCGTATATTGATATTGCAGCTTGCCTTGTATCTGGATTATACTTAAGTAGATTTACAACGTGGTCTATCTGATTATTACGTTGCCATTGCCAACCGTAATTAGAATTAACATTACCTTTGTCGTCGGCCATACGTTTCCATATTTCAGGTATCTTACCGTATAGCTCGCCAAGCTCAGATATATTTCTATTACCAGATAAATACCACTGCCATTCGGCTTCAGCATAATCTTCTTTCCAGTTACGCTCTTTATTTATTATCCTGTTATCTTGTGAGTCTGTTATATAAAACCCAACATTAAACAAGGCTTTAGTATCTGCAAAGTCTACGCCATCTTGTATAATACGATCGTGTAAATATTCGTAAGCTGTATTTGCGTTTCTAAATACTTTATTGTTTATTGTGTTTATCATAATTATATTATCAATTGTTATTCGTATTTGGTTTGTAATAATATCTATAATATTCCATTAGTTTTTCATACACATTATTATCTTCATATCTGTTTGGATCAGTATGCATTTTACCGTTTTTTATTTTTATATCTATTTGCCATCGGTTTAAATCATCTTTCCAATCAGGACTTATACTTATGTGTATACCTCTAGACATACACCAACCTATTATTTTCATTTCTTCTGGTTGCCATGATTTTGGAGGTGGCGTTCTACTTGCTGATTTTTGCCATTTTTTAAACGCCATTATTCCCAGGGCATTGCTTCTGTTTCAACCTCATCATTTATATGAGGTACAAAACTACCTGATCGTGGCTCCCACGTGAAATGTGATTCGGCACCGTTTTCACCTAAGTTTTGAAACTTAACTTTAAGTACTTTAACTTTAGTTGTTTTAGCTTCGTAATCTCTATGTACTAATAAACCATGATAACTAGCATCGTACCATTCACCACCACCTTTAATATTATACATAGTAGGCTCTTCCATTTTACCGTCTTGACCTTTATACATTTTAGTAGGGTGAGCAACTATAAAAGTTAACACATCATACTTTTTACAAAAAGCTTCAATCTTAGCTAGATAATCCATTGTGTAACGGTTTACGTCATCTGACTTAGCATCAACATCTCTAATCTTGTTAAAAGGATCAATAACTAAACATTTAATACCTTTACGTTTAACAAGCTCAGCACCTTTACGCAATACGGCTTCAAGGTTATATTTATCCATGTCAATAAAGAAATAATTATCATTAACATGATTAGATACTTTTTCCCATTTATCACCGTCAATATCATCTACACGTGGCATATCTTGCCAGTGTTTTCTCATGAGCTTGTGCGCGTGCAAATAGACTGGTTGGTTTTCAGGACTAGCATACGCAGTTTTCCAACCATAGAGTTGGTTATATCCCACAACCATTTGGTCAACAAAGTCAGACTTCCCAGAGCTAGGTACGCCGGTAACAGTAATAAACTGACCGGTGTAAGTACTAAAAATAGAATCAAAGTTCTTAAGTCCGACTTGGTATCCTGGCTTAAAGCCATTTTTGACAAAATCTTTAAGTTCATCTTCTATATCTTTTAAGGTTGATACATTTTCTAACGGTACAGGTCTTGAGTTGTAAACAGCATTACGCAACGCGTCTGCACCGTGTTCTAATAAGAAATCATTAGCGTCTTTGTTACCGTTAAAATCTATAAGGTAACATACCTCTGCTCCAAGACGTCTAACAAGCTCTCTTTGTAACATTTGACCAGGCTCATCAGCATCTACAGCTAATATAATTCTAGTCTTATCATCAAAATAATCTATACAATTATCTAGATAATCTAAATTGTTGTTATTTAATGTAGCTCCATTAGGTACTGAAATAGCATTTGGTATACCAGCTTCATGTAAAGCTAGTACGTCCATTTCACCTTCAACAATAACGCAAGTATCATAACCTACGATACTGTTAATGTTATAAAATACTTTTTCAGCACCTTTATAAAGCTTAAAGTTTTTTCTACCGTCACGATACTTAACATTAATAAGCTGATCACCCATAAAGTAATTAAACTGTATTGTGTTTTCTTGCTTACCAGTTTGAGGCATAAACTCAAGACCTTCAGCAACCTGAAGATCTTTGAGTGTTTGCTTTGATATACCCCTTGTGCCAAACCACGTTTCAACATTCGTACTTACCTCGTTAAAGTTGGCCGGCGTATCCGGTCTAACATAGACACGTTCGCTACTGCCCTTGCGTTGATAAGTATGAAGTTGAAAAGTAGTATTACAGTTGTGACAGGTACCGAGACCACGTTCCCAATCATAGCTAGCGCATTGTAGCTTTTGATTTTTAGGTTTCCTAGTATGAGAGCACAGCGGGCATGTACCCTGAGCTGCACCCTCTTTTAGGCCGTGTTGATTGAACTTATCAATAACAAATCCATTGATCTCTTCTCTACTCATTAAAACGGTAAGTCTTCAGTCTCAGCCGGAGCAGGGGCTGGAGCTGATTGATTATCCATAGGAGCTCTGTCAAC